CAACGAATGGTACCGGGCACTCCTGAATATCCTGCAATTTACAGGCGTCGGCTTTCTGGTTGGCACCGGGGTAGATGGCGAAGCCGTCGCGCGAACGATGCAGGCAGGTCCTGGCATCGAGATCGCGAACGGCGATGGCATTGCCGGCGATCCGGTCTTTACCGCGCTTGGTCCCGATGGCTTCGGGTTCTTCGTCGGCGGCCTGATGCTCGACGGCGAATTGTTGGGCATGGGGGTTTTTGACAAGGACATCACATTCCCATCCACGGTCAATACGAACGTCGTCAAATCGCTTATTCCCGCAACGGCCTCGTCAGTTTTCGACATCAAGGCGGTGATTGCCGGCATCGATACGCCAGCGGGCACCATAACCTTCGCTGCCGGCGCATCTGATGGCGTGGTTGCCTGGATAGGGGCGCCCTACACGCTGCCCGCCAATACACCGCTGAAGCTCTACGCGCCAGCCACTCACGACACGACGCTTTCTCTCGTCACCGGGCTAGTCCCGGGCGACCTCTCCTAAAATCAGGATCATAGATGTCAACAAACTTCCTGTGGGGAACCACAGGCTCCGTGATGAATCTCCTGACCACGGAGATGAACTCGCTGGCCGTGGCAACGCTCACTGCTCTAGGGCCTGAAATCAACAACACGAACGGCCCCCAGCTTGGGCAGCTTTACCTCAATCTTGGTTCCGCCGCCTTTGTCTCTGGTTGCTTTGCCGAGGTGTTTCTGCTGCCCTCAAACGATACGGCGGGCGGGTCATATCCGACCTTGGGGACATACGCCCAAGAGGCCTTGGCCAACTATCGCGTTGCCACGATGTTCATCAAGGGCACGACGGCAGCACAAAAATCCATCTATCCGCATGTCATCATCCCAAGCGGCAAGTTCAAAGCATTCCTTGCCACGAATGGTTCATGCCCGACGCTTGCCGGGTCAGGCAATACACTAGACCTCTACCCGACACCCACGCAGTACTAGGAAATGGCGAGGCTTTTATCGCCTGCTAACAGATTGTTCGGCGGCCGCGGCATCAGGAAGCCCAATCGGTTCTTTCTCGATCCTGCGCACCCCTTAAACAACGGGCTAGTTAGCTACTGGCCATTTGGGGATACAAACTCAGGGACGGCGGGCGGTGGTGGTTCACTCCGAGGCGGCATTCAGGACCACGGCCTACTACAGAACTTCGGCAGCGTAGGCGGAACGCTAACCTCTGCCGCTGGTCATCATGGCGGCACCTGTGCCGGGTTTGATGGCTCAACGGGATTTGTCCAGGCGCCGTTCAATGCCAATTCCAACTCTACGACCGGAACCCGGTGCATTTGGATAAAGACCGGCACGCTAAACGGCGGCTGGCCGCTTATCTGGGAGCATTGGGATACTGTCAGCATCAAGAACGGCGTTGGAATCTTCATCAGCAATTCCAACAGCAAGATATATTGCCAGGTCAAAAAATCAGACGGCACACAAGCCGCTGACCTTAACAATGGTCCAGTCGTTACGGACGGGGTCTGGCACTTTGTCTGCCTCACATACTCGCCCAGTGGCGGACCATGTGAATTGTTCGTTGACGGGGTTTCTGTAGCGACGGCAACGGCTTCTGCCACATGGTCATTCTCAACATCAGTCGGGCAATCGTGGGCAAAATCGTCCGATAGTTTCTTCGTTAAATTCCTCGGCAGCATGTCGGATGCGCGGCTTTACAACCGCATCCTGACCCCAACAGAAATTCGCCAGCTTTACAACGAACCCTACGCAGGCATTTACGAGTTTCCGGTCTATCTCGGCAGTGGCGCGTCGCACGCCGTAATTACCGGCACGGGTGACATGTCCTTCGGGGGCATCTCGTTTGTCGGTGCGGGCGGTCGGTCAGAAACCGGCACCGCAAACCTTGCCTTCAACGGCATCTCATTCAACGGCGCGGGCTCCGTGGTGCATGTCAAAGGCACCGGGAACATGGCCTTTGGCGGCATTTCGATAGTCGGCAACGGCTTCAATGCCGGCCAGCCGGGCGGTCTTCGCCAATTCTGGACTTGCTAGATCAGGAAACGAATAAATGACAGCACTTCCCGTCATGTCCATCATTGCGGCCAAGGCGGCATTGGATGCGGCCACGGCACTGATCGGCTCGAGCGGCAATCTGTTCATCCGCTCGGGCGCACAGCCTGCCACCACGCTGACGGCTGACTCTGGGACACTTGGTGCGACGCTTCCACTTTCCGCTACCGCGTTCCCGGCCTCTACCAGCGCCACGGCTAACGGCCTTGCAACGGCAACCGCAAACGCGATCACCAGCGATACCAACGCTGCCGCCCCGATCACGGCGCAGCATTTCCGCATCAAGACCAGCGGCGGCACAACCATCTTCCAGGGCAATGTCGGCACCTCAAGCGCCGATCTGATCCTAAACACAACCACGATTGCGGCGGGGGATACCGTGGCGATTACCAGCTTCAAAATTACTTTGGCTTGTGGGGATGGAACATCATGAACGAGATCAAGCAGGGATTTGGCATTGTCATTCGTGCGGATGGCTCAGTCCCGTTTGAGGATGACGTTCACCCAGACCACAAGGCGCACATGATCGCGCATCTGGTGAGTCAGGGCCATCATTGCGAGCCGCACAGGCATCATAAGGGCCATTTCTTCGTCAAGAACTGGAAGAAGCCGCAATAGTGCTGACATATCAGGCCGGGATAGTCCCGCTCGGATCGCCTGACGAGCTTGCGGCCATCCGCGCAAAGCCTCCCCGTGATGTGTTCCGCCGCGAAGTCATGAGCCTGCAAGAGTTCATCCGGTGCCGGAACGACAAGCTGGACCCGGATGCTGACTGCCCGGTCAAGCATATCTTTGCCCCCGGAGCTTATGCGCGGGAGATACTCCTCCCTGCCGGGGCAGTTGTTGTCGGCAAAATACACAAGCACGCGCATCTAAACTTTATTACCAAGGGGAAGGTGCGGGTTGTAACCGAGACCGGGGCGCTGGAAATGACGGCCCCCTACACGTTCGTTTCCGAGGTTGGGACAAAGCGGGTTGTGTATGCGGTTGAGGAAACCATTTGGACCACGGTCCACATCACCAACGAAACCGATCTGGAAAAGATCGAGGATTACGTCATAGCCAAAACTTACGACGAATTGGGCGCTTTAACCAGCGATGACTTGCGCGCCCTTATGATCGAGAAGGATTAAGTATGGCCTGGGTAGCAGTCGCAATCGGTGGTTCTGCGCTTATCGGTGCCGGCGCTTCCATGTTTGGAGCAAGCGAGCAGGCGGGGGCCGCTAAGGATGCCGCCAACCTGCAACATGAGCAGTATCTACAGACGCGGGAAGACTACGCCCCGTGGCGCGTTGCGGGTGGGGCCGCTGTTACCCGCCAAGCCGATCTCATGGGTCTCAATGGTGTTGACCCGCAGAACAATGCATTCTCGCAGTTCCGCGAAGATCCTGGTTACAAATATACCGTAGATCAGGCCGTTCAAGGCGTGGACCGCAGTGCAGCGGCACGCGGGCTTCTCACATCGGGCGCGACGATCAAGGCCATCCAGGATCGCGCGGCCAACCTCGCAGATCAACAGTATGGGAACTGGTTCAATCGTCTTGCTGGTATCGCTGGCACGGGACAGACGGCGACCAACGGGACGGCAAGCGCTGGTGCCAATGCTGCGAACAACCAGGGTAATGCCATGATGGCGGCTGGGGATGCCCGGGCTTCGGGGTACAACGGCGCAGCATCATCTTTGAATCAAGGCCTCAATAATTGGTTTTCTCAGCCTGGCGGTGGTGGTGGGTATGCCGGTGGCGCGACATCTCCCGGTAATCTTTATGCTGGGTATGGCGCCGGGAGTGCTGGGTATCAGAATCTTGTTCAGGCGCCCACCATTACTCCGAATATCGGGGCAATTTCCGGCGGCTTCCCGAGCATCTTTTAGGGATATATAAATGCCCGATATTACCCCATTTGATCTAGGACGGTCTCTGCGGACTCGGTACGACATCGAAGACCAGCAGAATGCCCTGGCCGAGCGAAACGCGCTGTCTCAGGCCGTCCCGCTGCTTCAGTCTGACCCGCAGAACGCCTTTGCCGTGGCCGCCCAAAATAGCCCGACAGCGGCCCTAAAGCTGCTTCCATACATCAAGCAGATGGACGACCAGAAGAAGGCTGCACTTGCCACCAAGACTGAAGCATTGGGCAAGGTTGGTTTTGAGGTTGAACAATATAAGGACCCGGTAGTCCGCAAAGCCGTTGCCATGTCCAAGCTCCCGCAGCTTGCCGCGTATGGCGTCACCGCTGACGACATTCAAAATGGGGATTGGTCTGATAATGGCGTGCAGAATCTAAAAAATCTGCCACGCACCGTGGAGCAGATGGTTGCGCAAGCCAACACAGACCGCACATATGAGGCCGGCCGCTCGGACCATGCGGATACGGTCAGGAATCAGGACCGCACCTACAATTTGCAGGTCCAAACTAAAAATGAAACGCGCCGCCACAATCAGGCTATTGAGGGTGCAATGACGGGGCCGGTGGACCCGGCTGCGCTCGCCGCCGACCCGGTTGTTGGGAGCCACGTAAAGAATATCCTGTCCGGCAATGAGACAATGGCGCAGGTGCCAGCTGCTCTCCGCAATAAAGTCTCGGTAGCCTTACAGGGCGCCGACGCAGGGTCATATTCTCCGCTTGCCGCGTCGCGGCTCACCATGGCGTCAAGCCGCATTACCGCCCCATTCACCAACATGGCGGCGTATAAGCTAACTGCCGATGGGCTCCCCTATTTGCAGCGCATTGATGCAGCCCTGAAGCACCCCGGTTCCGTTTCGGACCAGGACTTGCTCGATTCCTTGACCAAACTGAATACTGGCGGCAATGCCGTCACTGACGCTCAGGTAAAGCTTATCACGGACGGCAAGTCGTTCTCGGATGTAATCGGAACCTGGGGCAACAGGGTCCAAAATGGCGGCGTTCTTTCAGACAACCAGCGCAAGCAAATCAGGCAGATTGCTAATGACATCTTCGCCAATTATCGCAAGGGCTATCAGCCGGTCTATGAGCAGGCTGCGAAGCAACTCAAGGCGGCTGGCATCCCGGAGCAATTCTGGACTATCCCAGATTTGAACAAGCTCAACGCGGGGCAGGCGGACATTTTGGCGGATAAGCCCGCCGCTGCGCCCGCCGCCGCCCCGGTCCCGGCTAATAATAGCGGCTGGTCGAATTTTCGGGTGAGTAAATAATGCCGACCTATTCGATCACCGGGCCGGATGGGAAAACCTATTCGATAGATGGCCCAGCTGGCGCTACGCAAGAACAGGTCATTGCGCAGATCCAGGCTGCACAGAAGGCTGCGCCGCAGCCGGAAGCCCCTGCGCCGGGCCTGCTGGATCGCGTCAAGAATGCGGTGATCGCCCCCGAGGCAGAGCGCGACAAGACGCTGGGCGAAGCTGTTGGCGGCGGCATTATGGGCGTCCCGGCAGCTATCGGGCATGAGTTCATGAATAACGCCCGCCAGCTCAAGAAGGACGTTTTGCCATCAACGCCCGAGGAATTTAGGGATGCCCAGCCGCTTGGCATCGTCCCCAAGGCTGCGCTGGACGTTGCCGGCATGGTGGTATCGCCCATCACTGGAGCTGTTACCTCTCTTGTTGGCCGCCCGATTGAACAGCAAACCGGAGTGCGCCGAGAAATCACGGGCAACATTCTTTCCGCCGCTGTCCCGCTTGCCGGCCCGGCCAATGCCCTAAAGAATGCCGAGAAAGCCGAGAAGGTAACCGCCGCGCTCAAGCCAATGGCAGCAGAAGCTCACGCCGCTGGCTATGTCCTGCCGCCCAAGATGATTAGCGAGAAGCCGGGCATCCTGGCCAATCTGTTTGCTGGTGTATCTGGCAAGATCAAAACAGCGCAGGCGGCGGCGGAGAAAAATCAGGTTGTGACCAACCGCATCGCGGCCAAGGAATTGGGCATTGCTGATGACGCGCCGCTGACGGAGCAAGCTTTTCAGGATGTCAGGGCTTCTGCCGGCAAGGCATATGAGGCAGTAAAGACCGCCGTTCCGAGTGTGGCGGCAGATGAGCATTATCTGGAAACCGTGAAGGGCCTTGGTGGCGCCAACAGTGACGCAGCGGCTCACTTCCCCAACACGATGAAGAACCAGGGCATCACCGACCTGATTGACGAGCTTTCGTCAGTCAAAGAGTTTCCGACTAGCGCGGGCATGGAGCTGGTCAAGGAGCTTCGATCCTCCGCAACCGCGAACCTCAAGGCAATCGGAGACCGCAGCAAGCACATGCTGGGGCTGGCGCAGCGCCAGGCGGCGGATGCCGTTGACGGGCTAATTGAACGGAATATTGCTAAGGCTGGTGGCGATACTGGCTTGGTCAAAGCCTATAAGGGCGCGCGCCAGCTAATTGCCAAGTCTTATGACATAGAGGGCGCAACCAATCTTGCCACGGGCGACGTAAACGCCATTGGACTCGGCCGCCTTGCCAGCAAGGGTAAGCCACTCTCGGGTGGTCTCCAGCAGATTGCAAAGGTGGCGCAGGCGTTCCCATCGGCTATGAAGGCCGGCGTAGTTTCGGAGCCTGTCAGTGCGCTTGATTTCTTTGGTGCTGCGGCGCTCGCGGCTCACGGCAATCCGAAAATGGCCGGGATGATGTTGGCGAGGCCGGTGGCACGCGCCACGGTTCTTTCCAAGCCTATGCAGAACGCTCTAGCGGGAGACCGTGGGGCCACCATGCTTGATGCGAACGTATTGCGCCGTGCACCAGCGGCCAACGCGCTTCACCAGCTTACTGAGCAGCCACAGAACTGAGATTCCAAACAGCGTAGCAGCCTGCTGCACGCCATGAACAAACGCATGGTCATCCATGCGGCAACCCTACCACATCCCCACTACCCGGAGAACCCCCACATGGCGGGCCGCATTATCCTTGACGCCTGCAATCCAGCCCTTGATCTCAATGGGTTATTGGATACCGGCGCAAGCCTTCAGTTCTACGAGAATAGAACCACCACGCCACAGGCCATCTATGACTCCATAGACCTGAATGCCGAGCTGCCCAACCCCCTGACACCCGACGCGGAGGGGCGTTTCCCGCCTACCATCTGGGGTCCTGACGGGGCGGTTTATACGGTTGAATGGACCCCGACCGGCGAGAGCCCGATCACCTTCAATGACATCGCGGTTAGCCCGTCGAATGTCGAATTTGTGCCAGTCTACATTTCCGGCAAGCCTGCCGATGGGGAGACGTTCCCTATATTCCTTCCGGGCGGCAACCGCAGGCTCCCCGCAAATCTCTCGGGTACACGGGCGAAGTGCAAGGGTGTCGATCCGACTGCGACCGCCACCTTCACACTCAAGAAAAACGGCCTTTCCATTGGCAGCATCACGTTCGCAACCGATGGCACTCCGACAGTGACGTTCAGTTCCAGCATTGATTTCAGTGCGGGCGACCCTGACAGCCCGGCAAGCGGGGATGATTTCCAGATTGACGCGCCGTCGCCGCAGGACGCCACCATGACTGATATCGCGTTCAACATCGCGTTTCTGGTGATTTAGTGCCGGCAATACCGTCTATCCAGTCTCTTACCGGCGCGCATTCTGGTGGGACGGCAATAGCTGTCGATTGGGTTCGCACCAGGGCGTTTGAATTAAGCTCAACCAATCTTTCCCGCTACGGCCTCACCACCGGGCTTGAGGAAGTATATGCGCCACTGACTGATATGGGTGGGGCTGGCCAAAGCGGCGTTGCGGCCTATATCGGCCTCGCCGCGAGCGGTGACGTTTTCATTTCAACTTCCGGCTCCCTCTATAACGGCGCCGCCATGCACGTGTCAGGCGATGATCTGACGATGATGGATCTGATCGGCTACCCAGCCCCGAACTTCGGCCAGGGCGGCATGGTTGGCATCACCTATGGCAGCGCGCAATTCTGCATAGACAAGGGCGTTGGCGACATCATCATCAGCGTCCTCAATCGGATCAATGAGATCAGTGAAACCGCGTGGCTAGATGAGCAAGATTTTGAAGGCGTCGGCGGCAAGGTGTGCGCCGGCCCCGTCGGGACCGGGGTCGCTTATGTAATGAGTCCAGTGGGTGGATCGTCTCCCATCTACGTAAATAAAATTCAATTTAATGGCGCGGGGTTCGCTTCCAATACCAATGTCGGCAGCATCGCAATTACTGATGTTGATGCTGGCTGGAACGACCAATTTACTATCAGCGGCATTTGCCTCGATCAGACGGACGGCATGATCCTCGCGGTGTTTGGTGGGGCTGGCAATAGCAATAAAGCCTATCTGGCAAAAGTGGACCCCTCAGACGCGTCTATCGTCTGGAAAAGTGTGATACCCGCCACTCACGGCGGCGGCGGTGTGTCTGTCGGCCAACATTTTGCCTACAGCGATATTCGAAACCAGCGGATGGCGTTTTATACCGGTTCGCCCAATCAGGTGAAGATTTACGACACCTCGGACGGCTCAGTAGTGAGTACGCTTTCATCCAATCTGGACGGTCTCTCAAACCTTGGTGACCAGTGTTACAACGATACCCTCGGCTGCATCGTCATCCGCACCGATTTTATCGAGGGCGGTAACCCGCCCGCATTCCTGAATAGTACGCCACCGAGTTTTAGCGGCTGGGCTGTTCTTTATGTCGCCGCTGGCGTTGCGCCCACCCCCGGCAATGGTAACCGCCGCTGGCTGGCCTGCGTTCGCCCAACTCAGGCGCCGGCGTTTTGAGTCGCTTAATCAATAGTGCTGGCTTGGCCCTTATCAAGGAATCTGAGGGGCTTAGGCTTGAAGCGTACAAAGATACTGGCGGGGTCTGGACGGCCGGCTTCGGACACACTCGCGGCGTTACCGAGTTCACGCACTGCACGCCGGAAATAGCCGAGGCATGGCTTGAAGCAGATTTGATGTCTGCCGAGGAAGCCGTTTCCGATCTGGTCAAGGTCAAACTATCTGACAATCAATTCGCGGCCCTTGTCTGCTTTGTCTTCAATGTCGGGAAGACACAGTTCGCTCATTCCACACTTCTGCGAAAGCTGAATGAGGGCGGATATACGTTAGTTCCTGCCTGTCTCAGATCATGGGTATTCGATAACGGCAAGGTCATTGCTGGCCTTGTGAAGCGGCGTAATGCTGAAGCGACTTTATGGGGAATAGCGTAGGCGTCCCGGCGATAAACGGGAGTTAAGCGCGCTGAAATGGCTATAAATGGGGTTTAAGGAATGAAATTGGTCGATAACTGGAAGTCCGCGTGGAAATGGCTATCGGTACAACTCATTACGGTTGCGGGCGCTATTCAGCTTTCGATTGTGGCGCTGCCCGACAAGTTCACGGCATGGATTCCCGATAGCTGGGCGCATGCTATGACGCTGGTTGTTTTGCTGGGGGCTGTACTGGGGCGTCTCAAAGACCAATCAAAGCCCTCTGCCTAATGCCCATTCTTCTCCTGCTATGGGGCGGGGCACAGAAAGCATTCTTTGCCATCCTTGAGTTCTGTTCAAAGCCTCCAGGATCTTGGATAGCCGCTGCGCTTGGCCTAGTTCTGTGCGGGTGGGTAATCCATCACCACGGCGTCAAGCAGGGGCGCGGGGCTTGTGAGGCCGAACACGCCGAAGCCGCTGCGAATGAACTGGCCCGGCAAAAATCCGCCATCGAGGCCGTTACTTCGCGCGCCAGCGTCCGCGCTACCAAGTCCGAAGCTGTCAACACAAAGAACAAGGTAATCGTCCGTGTCATCCATGACCAAGCGGCAGCGATGCCGGATGCTTCTGATGTTTGCATTCCTGCCGAGTTGGCTGACGGCCTGCGGTCAATCCATTGAGTACGCACCGCCAAACCTCCCAGACATCCCACCCAATCTTAAGGCGTGCAGCGAACTGGCAATTCCCGCCATCCCCGGCGAACGAGGAACACCCCTTACAAAAGAGCAAGCGGCAACCAGCTTGGCCGAACAAAGAGCTTCCGCGTTATCCAAGGATAGATGCGTGAAGGACTCACACGAATGGTATCTGGATCTCCGCAAAAGCATTTCCAAATGAGCAATGAGACGGTGAAACATATTATCGACGGTGCCGCCGTTGTGGTGGCTGGGGCATCATTCGCTGGCGTCATCCCATCTATTTCCGCCTTTGCGGCACTGGTCTGGACCGGAATGCGCATATGGGAAATGATTTACGGTGTGCCGTTCAGCCAAAGCAGATTTGCCCGCTGGATAACCGGCAAAGAATGACGAAACCGGAGGGGCCGCGTCGTCACTTCATAATTCCCGATCTGCAAGTCCGCCCCGGCGTCCCGCTCGACCATATCGACTGGATTGCCGAGGCCATTGTTCACTACAAGCCTGACGTTATCATTTGCCTTGGGGACCTATGGGATTTCCCGAGCCTCTCCAGCCACGAAGAGCCCGGTTCGGCACCGCTAGAAAATAAGCGCTATGCCGATGACCTGGCCGTTGGGAATGCCGCCTTCGCCCGCCTCTGCTCCCCCATCGAAGCGGAGATGGCGAGGATCAAGAAGAACAAGGATAGGGGCTGGAACCCACGCAAGGTCTTCATCACCGGCAACCACGAAACCCGCGCCGACCGCGTAGCCGATAACAACCCGAAGCTGATAGGAACCATTGGCTCAGACCAATGCGACATTCGAGACTGGGAGCGCCATCAGTTCTTAGAGGTGGTGGAGATAGACGGCTTTCTCTACAGCCACTATTTCCAGTCCTCGCACAGCTCGCGCCCAGTAGGCGGGACCATCGTCAACAAACTGACCAAGATCGGCGCGTCATTTGTCCACGGGCATGTTCAAGGCTTGGACATGGGGACGAAGATCATGGGCAGCGGCAAGACATGGTGGGGCTTCAGCGCTGGCAGTGCTTACGTCCATATCGAGCCGTACCGCGGCGCACAGGGCCAGAGGCATTGGCGGGGCGTGCTGGTTTTGAATGAGGTGGATGGCGGCGAGTGTTGCCCCATGCCGCTCACCTTAAATTACCTTTGCCGGCGCAATACTGGAATGACACTCGCGCAATACCACCGGGCGAAATATGCAAACGGAAACTGGGACCATTTGGAGTAGAGGGAAAGATGGACAAACCGCTCTGGTACATAGCAACACCATATTCGAGATGGCCGAAGGGCATTGAAGACGCCTTCATAGAGGCCGCAAAGGCTTCCGCCGAACTGATGAAGCGTGGGATGCATGTGTACAGCCCCATCTGTCATTCGCATCCGATTGCCATGCACGGCAAGATGGACGCTCTCAGTCACGAAGTCTGGATGAATCTCGACTTCGCTATGATCGACGCTTGCGATGGGGTCTTTGTCGTGATGATGCCGGGATGGGATGAAAGCACCGGCATCAGAATGGAGATTGAGTACGCACTAAAGACCGGCAAGCCGGTTACCTATTTGTCATGGCCAATGCTGAGCGAGAGGGAACATCATGTCAGCAATCGAGAGCACGCTTAAGGCGCGGGGCGCAGAATATGGTGATTATAAGGAACAGGCGGCGTTCTGCGTTGCACTGAAAGAGGCGTTCCGGCGACATAAAGCGTGGCAAAGCCTAGCCCCGTGGCAACAGGATGCCATTGAGATGTCGATGATGAAGTATTCCCGTATCATGACGGGAAACCCCAACAACTATGATAGTTGGCACGACATCGCGGGGTACAATGAGCTGGTCGCCAATCAACTCAAATGACGCCAGTCGCTGCCGGTCAAATCACAATCCGGCGCGTGGACGGCAAGAGCAAAGAGGCGGCGCATGACTTATACTCCATGCAGGAAGCATGTCTTCCAGATGACGCCCCCGCCGATGTATCTCGTGGACATTGGTGGATCGCAGAAGACGATGACGAGCCTGTCGGGTTCGCAGGGCTCTATCGATCAGTCAACTGGGACAACGGCGTATATCTGGTGCGCTCGGGGGTTATGCCCAGTCATCGCGGGAACGGGCTGCAAAAGCGTCTCATCCGAGTCCGCTTAGCCTTTGCCAAGCGCAGCGGCTTTAAATTGGCCGTGAGTGAGACGACATTCAATCCGCCATCCGCAAACAGTCTCATTGCGTGCGGGTTCAAGACTTTCACGCCGCCTAATCTGTGGGGCCCCAAGGGGGCTATCTACTTCCGCAAGAATATCTAACCCCGTCCGCGCCCCGTCGTACCCCATCTACGATGAGACGGCGCGTTCACTGGCCCCGGTTGATGCTCGATGAGTGTCCCGGGGCCTTTCATTTCCGCCAACGAATTATAGTTAACCAGGAGAACCTCATGTCTTTGACTATCACCGCAACGAACAAGGCCGATCTACTCGCACAAGTCGCGGACCTGACCGGCGCAACACCTGGCACAGGAACGGGGACTGGCACCGGCACTGGCGGCACCGCGCCCCCGCCGCCCCCTTCCGTTGACCCGCGCGATCCGACCTATTGGGACGATACTCAGGTCCAGGCCAAGTTCTTCCCGGTCGATTTCACCAAGGCGCTGTTCCCCAGCCCGGACCGCACGATTATCGCCGTTGATCCCGATGGCACATTGCACGGCCCGGCCTACATTCTGGATGCGCAGGGCGGGCGCTGGAAGTTCGACCTCGGCGCCGATGGTAAGAGCATCAAGATCGACACCAAAGGCAATGGCTACGGCTATCAGATTTCGGTGAACGGTCTTCTCATCAAGGACAGCTCGGGCAACAATTTCCCGTCCATGCCAGCCACGCGTCTGATGATCTCGCAAGGCCAAGTCTATTGGCAGGCGTTCGGCGGGCAGATACAGAAGACACAGGCTCTTGACGTGCCCAATTCCGGCAACGCCAACACTTCGCTTCCGCCGTTCTGGACTGATCCCTTCTTCGGCTACAAGCAGTCTGTTGGTCTGGCCAGTGGCGGCACCATGGGGTCAGGCGGCGGTTCCGCTGGTGGTGTTCCTGCCAAACAAGACCCGCCTGCGCAGTCCGTGGCTTATGGCAGCACTGGCAAGACAATCCTGTTTGGGCCCGACCAGGCGATCAAAGGCCCGACTGCGGCCTGCGCCGTCGCCAAGGCAGGCGACATCGTCAAGGCATCAGACGCGGCGCGCGGCCAGGTGTTCAAGGAAAGCTTCGACGTGCCCGATTGCGTCGTGCTGGACCTGAATGCCCCCGGCTGGCTGAACATTGCTACGGCATGGGCTGCCTTGAAGGCTGGTGACGTGACAGGCTTCCGCGCACAGTGGGTGGAAGGCGCTGTCATCGACGGTGCGGGCGTTCCCCAATCCGCCTATTCCCATGGCCTCGGCGGCGTCGTCATTGTCGGCAATGGCAAGGTCATTAACGGCCACATCCGCAATTGGCAGCCCTTCACCACGCCGCAGCATGACGGTTCGGCTGGCCTCCGTTTCAAGGGCAGCGCCGTCGGAAAGTTCACCGGCAACAATCTGTTCATCGAAGGTTGCCAGAACGGCATCGGGCCTGGCGGTACTGTGGTGCAGACGGACGTTTCCAAGACCATCCTCTACAACAACACCGGCAGGGACGGCGGCGCGCACAACATCTACAACACCACTTCGTGCAGCAAGGACTGGTACGGCCCCGACTTCTATTCGTGGGTCGATGCAGCGCCGGCCGGCGAAAGCGGTGGCCATGCACTGAAGACCCGTGCGTCCGTCACCACCCTGGTTGGGCCGATCGAACTCTATTCGGCCGATGCCACCCCCCTCGACATCGCGGATGGTTCCAGCGCCACGATCAAGGTGCCGTCTGGTGTGCGCCTTATCAAGAAGGCGGGCGACAGCAACCACAACATCGTGTCGTACGCGGTGGAGAATGGTGGCGTTAATGGCAAGGTCGGGATGCAGTTCCAGGCCGGCGCCATTGTGGACGCCCCCACTGGCCTATGCGGTTTCCTCACGACCGGCCCCATCACCTTCGATGCTGGCGTACAGTTTCCGCAGGGCAAGCCCACGCTTGATCTGTCGG